ATGAAAGAAAGTAAAGTAGTTGATTTATTTTGCGGTGTTGGTGGATTAAGCTGTGGTTTAAAACAAGCTGGATTTGAAGTAATAGCGGGATATGATTTGGATGGAACTTGCAAATATGCTTATGAAAAAAATATTAAAGCACAGTTTATAGAAAAAAATATAAAAAATATTTCTTCAAATGAGATTCAAGAGTATTTTGGTAATACAAAATATAAGATTCTAGTAGGATGTGCCCCATGTCAAACATTTTCTAAATACACTAAAGGCAAAAATAATGAAAATGATGAAAAATGGACTTTACTTAATGAATTTCTTAGATTAATAATTGAAATAAAACCTGAAATTATTAGCATGGAAAATGTACCTAATTTAGAAAAATATCCGATATTTAAAAATTTTATTAATACTTTAAAAAGACATGGTTATTTTATTGATTATAAAATTATATTTTGCCCAGATTATGGTATGCCTCAAAATAGAAAAAGATTAGTTTTATTGGGGTCTAAAATTAAAGAAATACAAATTATAAATAAAACACATTGTAAAGAAAACTATCAGACAGTAAGAGATGCAATTGGTTTTCTACCTAAAATTAAATCAGGAGAACAATCTAAAACAGATCCGCTACATATAGCCAAACCTTTATCAAGTTTAAATTTGGAAAGAATTAAGGCCACTCCTAAAAATGGAGGTAGTTGGAAAGATTGGCCTGAGCATTTAATACTTAAATGCCATAAAAAAGAATCTGGTAAAAATTTTGGTAGTGTATATGGAAGAATGAAATGGGAAGAACCTTCTCCTACAATGACTACTTTTTGCACGAGTTTAGGAAATGGTAGATTTGGACATCCTGAACAAAATCGCGCAATAAGTTTAAGGGAAGCAAGTTTATTGCAAACATTTCCTTTAGATTATGATTTTATTGATAATGAAGTCGGAATTAAAACATCTGTTATCTCAAGACATATAGGAAATGCTGTTCCTCCAAGACTTGGGGAAATAATAGGAATGAGTATTAAAAAGCATTTGGAGAATTTTTATGCAATATAGAATGAAAGTTAGTTTAAATATAATTGAACATTTAGGGATTAATTTATACAGCAATTTACCAGCTGTTTTATCTGAAATAGTTGCAAATTCTTGGGATGCAGATGCAACAGAAGTTAAAATGAATATTTATGATACTGATAAGATAGAGATTATAGATAATGGCTTTGGTATGAATAAAGACGATATTAATGAAAAATTTTTAAATGTTGGATATAAGAAAAGAGATGATAATTTTACGGAAACTCCAAGCGGTAGAAAAGTTATGGGTAGAAAAGGAATAGGAAAACTATCTTTATTTTCAATTGCAAATAAAATTACTGTTATCAGTAAGAAAAAAGATGAAACAACTAATGCATTTATTATGGATATTGAGGATATTAAAAAAGCAATTAATGAAGAAGAGATATATGAGCCAACTCCGCTAGATAGCAATAGTTTACCAATACAAATAGAATGCCAAGGAACTGTTATAGTTTTAGAAAATTTAAAAAGAGATCGAATTAAATATAATAATATTAGAATGAATTTAGCAAGACGATTTTCAGTTATAGATAATTCAAATTTTAAGGTAATTGTAAATGGGAAAGAAATTGGAATAGAGGAAAGAAACTATTTTAAAAAATTAGATTATATTTGGTATTTTGGAGAAAGTAGTAAAAAATTTTTGGATTTATGCAAAGAAAATACACAATCTACATTACTTCAAAATAATATAGGCGATAGCTACTCAATTAGTGGTTGGATAGGTAACGCTGAAGATTCTGGATTATTGCAAGAAGAGGATGGGGGTGAAAATTTAAATAAGATTTCTATTCTTGTTAGAGGAAAGCTTGCTCAAGAAGATATATTAGCAGAATTTAGAATTGGTGGATTGTATACAAAATTTTTAATAGGAGAAGTCAGTGCAGATTTTTTAGATGATGATTGCCTTGAAGATATAGCTACATCCAATAGGCAAAAGCTTAAAGAAGATGATCCAAGATATATTATTTTAAAGGATTTTTTAAGGAAACAACTTGGTATTATAAGCAATCAACGACAAAAATTTAAAGAGGAAATGGGTGTAAAAGAAGCACAGAAGTACAAACCTATTAAAAAATGGTATGATAACTTAGATAGAAATTTAAAAAAACAAGCAGATAAATTATTTGGAAAGATCAATCAAATTGCCAAAGAAGAAAAAGATAAAATAACCCTTATAAAACAAGGAGTATTAGCATTTGAAAATATGAAAATACGAAATGCTCTAGACTCATTAAATGAAATAAGTGATGATAATTTAGAAAAATTTTTAGAAATTTTTGACCATTATAAAGATATTGAAGCAGGGATTTATTATACAATCACTACTGAAAGATTAAAAATTATACAATCTTTAAAAGAAAAAATGCAAAAAAATGAAAAAGAGAGAATTTTGCAAGAACATATATTTGATAACTTATGGTTGCTTGATCCATCATGGGAACGAGGTACAGAGAGTGCACAAATGGAAGAAGTGATTCGGCTTGTAGCAGATAAAGAAACAGATGAAGTCAAAAAAGGAAGAATAGATATCCACTATAGAAAAACAGCCGGAGAGCATCTTATCATCGAGCTTAAAAGAGCCAATGTCAATATAACACTTCCACAAATTATACACCAATTGGAAGAATATAAGAGAGCATTAAAAAATAAATTAAAATTAATTAATAAGGAAAATGAAATAATTGAATGTATTTTTATATGTGGTAAAGTACCGAAAACATGGGAAGATTCAGATTCAAAAAGAGAAGATCAAGACGCATTAAAAGCAAAAAAAATTAGACTATTGACATATGATGAATTGATAGTTCAGTCATATAATGCTTATAAAGAGTATATAGATAGAGATCAAGAGAGTACAAGGGTTTTAAAAATACTTAAAGAAATTGACCAGATGGAAGAATAAATATCCATATGATCATTGATTATTTTTATATAAATATAAAAAGTTTTACTTTTTAACTTTTCTAAATATAAAATTTACAATGTATTTTTATTTAAAATTTATAATTTTAACCTAAAAACTACAACCTTTCATTTTAAAAGCTTTTTATTGTATTTTTAAATTTTATGTTTAAATTCTTTGAAATTAAAATCAAGGAATTTTTATGCAAATGCAAGAAGTGATTGAAAAATTAAAAGATATACTTGCGAGTGAAGGCAAAAGAAATTTAAAAACAAAAGATATAGCCAAAGAATTAGGTATTAATCCTGATACTTTTAATTCTATGAAATTTAGAAACTCCATTCCTTATCCACAAATACTCAATTTTTTGCAAGAAAGAAATATAAGCATAAATTATTTCTTTTACGGAAGTTCTCCTAAGAATCAGCTAGAGTGTGAGAATAAATATAAAATTCTAAAACTTTATAAAACTAATGCTAGTTTGGGTGGTGGTGGAATCAATGATTTAATAAATTGCTCTGAACTTATCATAGATGAAAAACTATTAAGCTTTTTTGGAAGCAAAGAATGTGAGTTTATCACCTGTTATGGAGAGAGTATGGAGCCAATTATAAAAGATGGAAGCATTTGTGTAATAGACAGAAACAAGGCTTTTAAACATAAAAGCATTTGTGTGATTAATACTAGAGATGGTTTATACATAAAACAAGTTTTAAAACAAGCTGATGGAGTGATTTTGCATTCTTTAAATCCTTTGTATAAAGATATTTTTTATAAAAACGGAGATTTTTTGCTAATTGGAGTTGTAATTGGAGAACTTTCAAAGCTATGACAGCACACATTCAGCTAAACGAAGCTAATGTTGTCTCCATAAAAACAAAAGGAGATAAAAATGAGTAAATTAAAAGAAAAAATCATACAAGATTTAGAGAGTGAATTTAAGGCTTTATATAAAAAGCTTTTAAAAGAAAATGATTATCTTGCAAGGGATAATATATTAGAACTTATGACACTTTATAATTTGGGTATTCATTCTTATTTAATCGCTAATAAACTTGAAACAAATGAAGATGAAACTATCATACAAGTTCCTTTATTTGAAAGATATCTTGTGGGTAGAAAATTTGTAGTTAAATACAATGATAAAAAACAAAAATACGAACTAAAAAGCACTTTTTGTGAATTCTAAGGAGTAAAAAATGAAATATCCTAATATTTATGTAAAATTAGCAGGAGAAGATGGTAATGCTTTTAGTATTTTAGCAAGGGTGGCTACGGCTTTAAAAAAAGCAGGCGTGAGCAAAGAGGAAATAAACAAATTTAAAGAGGAAGCCACAAGTAGTGATTATACTCACTTATTATCTGTTGTAATGGAATGGGTTAATACGGATTAATTTTAAAAACAACAGCACACATTCAGCTAAACGAAGCTAATGTTGTCTCCATAAAAACAAAAGGAGATAAAAATGACATTAATTCAAAATGATATCAAAGCACATTTTACTAAAAGATTTGTGAGTGCAATTTGCAATCACGATAATGATCTTGTTTTAGAATATCTTAAAAATGGCATGAGTGCTACTAAAGAATGCATGGGAGATAAACCTATATTTTATGCTATTACTCATAATAATTTTGGAGCCATTTTACTTTTAATGAAATATGGTGCTACTTTAGAAAAAGAATATTTAGAAGATGAAACAAATGCGAGCAAAGAAATTTTAGAATTTTTAACTTCTTTGCTTTAAGAATTAGAAAATATTTTAAAAACATTTTCTAGTTGTAATTTAAAAATTCATAATCAAAAGCTCCTTACTCTCTTTTCTTTTTAAAACATTGTTATTTAGAGAATACCTTACTTTTAACTGCTTAAAATTAAAATCTTTATAGAGCTCTCTTACTAAATCACAATCATTATAAGAAAGCATAAATTTACCCTTGATATTTTTTAACAAATCACATAAAAGCTCGTGTTCTTTTAAGCCAAAACAAGGCACATTTTTATAATAACTCTCAGTTCCCACATAAGGCGGATCCAAATAAAATAAAGCTTCATTGTAATCATACTCTTTTAAAATATATTCAAAGCTTTTATTTTCTATGCTTGCATTTTTAATTCTTTTTGTATGCAAACTAAAGTCTCTATATAATCTTTTAGGTGCTCTTTGCTTACTCATAGCAAATTGTCCCATGCTTGATCCAAAAGAAGTATTGATAAGATAAAAATAAAAAGCAGCCCTTTCTAAGTCATTTTTTGGCTTGATTTCTTTGTTTTTCAACATACAAAAGATTTTTCTACTTATTATCATAGAATTTAAAATATTAGCTAAACTTTGCGGTTTGTTTCTTATACAAAGATGTAAATTGATTAAATCATCATTAATGTCATTAATCACTTCTATCTTTGAAGGACTTTTTTGATAAAACACACTTAAAGCTCCTCCAAATACTTCTATATAGCTTTTATGTTCTGGCATTAAAGCAATGATTTCTTTAGCTAAATAGTTTTTGCCTCCTACCCAAGCAAACGGAGCTTTTAGTTTAGTTTGAATAGGTTTAGTAAGTGTACTAGTTCTTAGAAATTTGTCTGCATTTTTCATACAAACTCCTTTCAAAATAAAATAAAAAAGTAAGCTTCTTTAAAAAGAAGTTATAATTTTTTTGCTAGTTCTTAGAAAAAGGGAGGCTTAAGGCTTTCCTTGCTTTTACTTTTTAATCCTTTGAATAAATTCTTTGGTATCTTGATAAATCACACTTCTTATATCTTTATGTAAAACTTTGTTTTTGTCTATAGGCAAAAAAGAACGTGCTGGAATATTTCTTTTTCTATTCCCACATTGATGAACATAGCCATACTTAAATCCTTTTTTACTTTGGATATTATTAAAAACTTTCACATGATTTTTTGAAGATTCAATTTGCCAATTATTTGGATTGCTAAGTTCTTTATCTCTTTTTAAAATTCCATTATTCTTTCCTTCTTTGATTTTTTGTTTGATTGTTTTGGGTTTTAAAGGCTTCCATTTTTCTCCAAAAGGACTCGTTTCTGTTTGAAAAGAATAAACAATAGAATTTCTTATACTTTCTCCTACGCTTGCCATTATACTTTCGCCGTGTTTATCTATATTGATTAATTTATCACAAGCTTTAAAAAAGTTTTCAAGCCCTTTAATCTCTACGTATTCACTCATAAATCATCCATAAATTGTAGTGTTAATTTTATTTTGTTCTTGTTTTTTTAAGGCATTAAAGACACTTTTTTGTATGGCTGCTGCAAATTCATTCATATTAAAATTTCCATCTTGCGTTGCTATATTAAAAGTGCCATTAACATTAACATTGATATTTCCATTATTAAAACTTGGATAATTATTATTTGAGTTTATTTTTGCTTGTGAAAATTCATTTGTATTAATAATTTTTTCTTTATCTTGCTTTATATTATTTGATTGAGCTTCATCATCACCTAAACCTATAAAATTAAGTGCATCTTTAATAAAACCGCCCATATAAGAAATTGCATCGCTCACCCATGAAAGTTTATCATTAAACCAATCAAACACTCCTCCAAAAATGCTATAAAAAAAATCTGTAGTGCTTTGCCAAGCAGAATTTAAAATCTCTATTAAAGGAGAGATAATGCTCATAATAGTATCTTTAAAAGTTATAAACACTCCACTGCATTTATCAAATACGGATTTAATAACATTATATATGGGCTCCCAAACTGGTCTAAGCCATTCTATAAAACCCATAAACCAAGACTTAACTTTATCCCAATTAGCAATAACAAGTCCAGCTACTATTGCAATACCTCCTAAAATAAGACCGATGGGATTACTCATCATAGCTATACCTAATGCTCTAACACCAATAGCTACAAGTTTAAAAACCTTACTAAGTCCTCCTAAAACAAAAGATAACACATTAAGAGAAGTTGTGTAAATGTTAGTAGTGATTGTTTTTGCTTTTAAGATGATGTTAGCTAAGTTGCATGATGAAGCAATCAATTTAAAACCAATCTGTGAATATAATAAAACATTTTGAAGCAAACGCCACGAATTAATAAGATAAGAAATTATAAATTTTGTCGTTAAAAAAATAGGTTTTAATGTTAAAAATCCAATACCAATGCCAACTATTGAGGTTGTAAGTTTTGGTGAGTTGATTGTAAAATCGGTTAGTTTATTTATCCAGTTTTGAAGCAATAATGCAGCATTACTAACAGGTTCTAAAAAATTATTTCCTATGGCAATAGATAACCCCTTTAACGCTGATTTCATTTTTGTAATAGAATTTTCAGTCGTTGCTGCTCTTACATCAAATTCTCTTTGTAAAGACCCTTTTTTTGCTTCATCGCTAGCATTTTTTAAAGCTTTTTTGTAAGTATCAAGTCCTCCAACAAGGGTTGCCATATCATCAGCAAATTCCCTACCAAAAATATCAACTAATACTCCCATTTGTTCCTTTTGATCCAATTTTTGAATTCTTGATAAAAAGGTGTCAAGAGCCTTTTGTGGATCTTTAAAACTAGCTTCTTTCAAAAATTTTCCACTAAGTCCCATTTTTGCGAAGGCGCTTTCTGCTTTATTTCCCATGCTATCAGCTGTAGCCAAAACTCGATATAAGCTATTAATAGCTGTTCCAGCAACTTCAGGTCCCTTACCTAAAGAAATAAAAGTGGAACTAAGAGCTGCAATTTGTTCTTTGGTAAATCCCACTTGCTTTCCAGCGGCTGCAGTTCGTTTCATAACTTCAATAATTTCTCTAGCTTTAGAAGCACTATTATCGGATAAATTATTAATACTATCTCCTAGATTTTCCATATCTTTTAAAGAGATACCTAAAATGTTCTTAATCTTTGCAACACTATCTCCAACATCTTCAGCACTCATATCAAACGCCACTTTCATTTTGGTTACAAGATGTGTAAATTCACGAACATCTTTTGAGCCTAGACCAATTTGCCCACCAGCTGCTGCAATAGCTGCTAATTCTTCAGCTGTTGCAGGAAGTACTCTTGTCATTTTGAGTATATCATCACTCATTTTTTTGATATTATCACCTTCATCAAAATTTACAACCTTTCTAACATCTGCCATAGCAGACTCAAATTTAATAGATGAGCCTATAGTTTGACTTATAAGTCCACCTGTTGCTAAAGTTTTTAAGCTTAAAATTTCATTTTTAATACTTTCTTTTTGTGCTTTAAGTTGTTCACTGATTTTTGAGTTTAGTTTTAGTTGATTAAGTTGTTTTTCAAAGCCTTTAATGCCGATTTTTGTTTTACTAAGAACCTCTTCTAATGATTTAAAATCCTTAGTCACTCCTTTTACTATATCTGTACCTTTTAATGCAAATCCTAAAACAACACCAATTCCAAGATTTCCTATATTTTCCACATTCAACCCTTTTTAAGCAATTGTATTTTAAAATCTTTCCCATGAATGAAAAAATACCTTTAACTAAAAGAGATTATCTTTATTCTCATGGCTTTTTAATGGCTTATTACATTGGCATTCTTTGTATTATCTATAATAATGAAATCTCTTTTTTTGCCAATCTTTTTATAACATTTTTTATAACTTTAGCTGTTATTCTCGTTGGCTATTTTATAGGCTTATCACAACTTCTTCAAGCCTTATTTATGATAAGTTGTGAAATTTTGTTTTTTACTTCAAAACTCATTTTTAAAATTTTTAAAAAGCTTTATCGATTAAATAAACAAGCACCTAAGCAGCTACCAAGTCCTAAAGAGCTTTAGCTTTTAAAAATTCTTTTGAAATTTCCAAAGCTTCTTCAAACTCATCCAAACTTAAATCTAAAACTTCATTAAATCCCCAATGTAAAGTATGACTAATTAGAGCTATTTGTCCGATTCCAAAAATCCTGCTTCTACCAAAAAATCCTTTATACCATCTTGCAAAGCCTTAAAATCTTTAATATCTAATTCTTCAATTTCGCTTTCTTGTTTATTGGTAAGTGTAGCAATCATATAAATAGTTTGCTCCATATCTTTATCACTTCTATTCTTAGCATTTTTTAATACACGCACAGTCGGTACTTTCATAGTTAATTCTTCGCCATTTTCTAATTTGATAATTTTTTCTTTCATTTTTTACTCCTTTTTTATGTGTTTAAATACTGATTAATCAACTTTTAAATAGTTAAATTTGAACGCACATCACTCATTAAATCAACACCATTAATCATTAAAATAGTGTTTTTATGATCATAAGTGATTATAGGTATATTATTTCTTTTTTGCATGTAAAAATGAACTGCCATCTTCACTTCTGCTTCAATTTCTTTTCCGCTCTCATGATCACTTTCGCTTATACTTATAAACTCTCCTAAAAATTCAGCACTTATGCCATAATTTTTACCGCCTTTATGCACGCTTTCTCTAAAAAATAAAGGAGCTTTAATTTCAGTATAGGTTGTATGAAAAAACGCTGTAAAAAGAACAGGATCAACAATTGCTAGTTTAAAGCTAATTTCTAAGGGCTTTAAAACACCTGTGCTATAGTTTGCTCCCAAAACCCCTTTAGTTTCAATCATTTCTTGCTCTATATCTGGAAGTTTTAAATTTCTTACCACTCCTAAATAACCTTGACCATCAACATAAACATTGGCTTCTTGGATTACTTCACCTATTAATCTTTTCATTTATCACTCCTTAACTTTCTGAAATACTTTTAACCAAATCATCAGCCCATTCATCACTATAGATAAGCTCGAGCGTGATTTGTTTTACTATAGGGTTATTCATCATCTTAATATTAAGATAAAATTTACCCGCACTGATATTTGCATTTGTATTACGCTCTTCATCCCAACTCACTTCATAGCCAATTAAGACTTTTGCTCCTTTTAAATCTCTTAAAAGCTCTTCCACGCTTATTTTGATAAAGTAAAGCTCACTTGCTTTTTTATCAATCGCTTTAAAACTTGCTTTTTGGGCAGCAATTGCAATACGATCAAAGGTTCTTACCCTTGCTAGATCTTGCCAAATCGTATCTTCATCACTTGTTTCTCCACCCCAAGAGCGATAACCTTCGCAAAGTATGCAAGTAGAAATATGATTTTTTCTAAGGCGATCTGCATCGCAATCCTCACCCATCACAAAATCAATAAAATGTTCCACTCCAGTAACGCCATTCATCACGCGATTAGAATAAGAATCGCTAAAGCCATATTCTGTATCTCCATCTGTATGAGCTATTAAACCTGCAATGATAGGAGATTGTGGAACATAAGCATATTTTCCTTGCGAGTTTAAAATTTGAACTTGAGGCCATGCGGCAACCAATCTTTTAGAACTAAAAGCTTCCATAGTGCTGATAGCTTCTCCTGTATTGTTAGCATATAAATCCACAATAGCAGTGATATTCATAGCACTTGCTATGCTTTCAAGTTTAGCTTTTATACCTGCTTCACTTGAATAATAAGGTGCTATGATAATATCAGGAGTAAAACCTGTGCGATGTTTGGCTTTTTTAAAAGCTTCTATTGCATTTAAACAATTTGTTAGGTTTGTAGCTTCCTCATCACTTTCTTCAAAGAAACTAATAATAATCACACAAGCAACATCTTGATTGTCTATACAAGTTAAAGAATCTAAGAGTCTAAAATCTTGCAAATTGTTTTCTTTGATTAAATCTTTTGTAAAATCAATTGCCTTGCTTACATTTGAAAAAGCAAAGATTGGCATTTCATCTGTGCTTTCGTATCCTGCTTTTGTATAAAGCATTTCTTTATTAGCACCTTTAATACAAGCAGCAATTCCTATAGGTGTATCACTTTGAACTTTAATAGGACTTGCCGCACCATTGCTAATATTATAATTTACTCCATATTGTGCCGCCATAATTTACTCCTTATTTAATTTTTTTTGTATTTTTAGGTTTTAATTTTTTATATTTTAAACTAGCAGAATCTTGTTCTTGTTTAGAAATTTCAAATAAGAAAGCGTAATCTCCATAAGTATTAGAATTAGCTTCTAATTTATTAACATTAAAATCTTCACTCTCAACTTCTTTTTTTCCTACAAAAATTGATTTTTTTGCTTTTACATTAGAAATTTCTGTTTGTCCATAATATCCATTGCCTCTAGCAAAAAGCTGATTTGGCATTTGTGTATTTTCAAGTTCTATGCTTACCTCTCTACTTCCTGAACTAGACCATAAGCAACACTCATCAGCACCACCATTGTATTTTTTAAATACATGAGCAATTTTGTGATAAGTTTCTTGATAAATACCACTTGTCTTAATTGTTCCTAAAATTTGGTTTTCTCCTGCAATAGGATTAGAATCTATGGTAAAATCGCTTCTATTAAGACCATTGCCATCTTTAGTCATAGTAAATTTTGCGTTTTCATATTCATCTTGGACTTTATTTGGAGTAGCAAAACCATTTTCAAAACCAAGTCTTAAATCACTCATGCAACCACCATATTGTCCACCTGTTGTAGTATTATCAAATGTGATGATGATTTTTTCTTTAGGGATAATATCATTACTTCCATCTCCCAATAAATCCACCCAATTTGTAAATTTTTCATCTTTAGAAATGCAAATAAATAATTGCTTTTTGCTTTCTAAAACAGCCCATATTTCTCCCACTTCAGCTTCGGTTTTATAGGTAGGTGGGGTTTTTGATATTTTTATGTTTGTATTTTGGAAATTTTGATCTTGTAAAATTTCCTCAATGAGACTTTTAAGCTCCTCTTTATTAACAAGCTCTTCTTTAAAAAGCTTTAGTTTTTTATCTATAAGTCCATTGACTTTTTGGATACTAAGCTTATCACTCACTATAGGTTCGCTTGGTTCTTTCGAATTTTGATTGGCATTTGGAATGTAAGAAATTCCGTAATCTTTCATTTTAACTCCTTTTTATGCTTTTACTTTGTGCGAACAAGTCCGCCCAAAGTCGCTTTTTCTAAATCCCCCGTCCCACTAAAGTGGGTAAGGCTCACCTTTTTATTTGCTTTTTATCAGGCATTTTGCAAAGTGAAAAGCATTGCAAGCATGGTAAAAAACAAAGCTTTTAAACTTAGAACATCCAAGCAATAGCATTGCTTCTTTTAAAGCAAGATCAGCAAGTTTGTAATCCTTTCTTGAATTGGCTTTTTCGCATAAATAATCATGTATCACGCAAGCGCTAAAATACTCACTTTTAAAAGGTGGATAAAAACTCCAAAAGATACGTGGGATACTCGCTCCATCAGTTTTAAAACCTTTTGGTATCACTCCATTAAAACTAGCTAAAGTAAAAGCATAATCATTTATCACTTCAAACCTGTCTTTATCAAAAGGTTTTACGCATACTCTTTTTAGCTCTGTTTTAGTCATTTTTAATCCTCCCATGTAATTGAGTTTAGTTCTTCCAAAGAAGTGGCGTTTCTAATTTTTTCTTTTAAGTCTTTTGCTTTAAAAATGGTTTGCTGAATAAAATAAGCCATGCTACTTGCAAAGAGTTTAAACTCTTCCACACTAAATCTTGTAGTTGTATTATCAAGTGCTATCCAATCTATATAAGGGATTAAATTAGGATTAACAAGAGCATTAGTTACTGCCCCATTAATTCTTAGCTGATCTTCATTAGAGCTTTGATAGATTTTGCCTTTAAATGAAAATCCACCATTTAAAATATTTTCTTTTTTTGCATTAATCTCGTTGATTTTTAACTCTTTTGCCTCGTTTAAAAGCTCCTCTTCGCTTTTAGGAGGATTTATTAAAGCGTTAAATTCTTCTTCGCTGATCGGAGTTAATCCTTCTTTGATTTGCTCATCTGTTGCTTCATCTTCATAAGCATAAATTTGATTATTTTGATCTATAAAATATTTCATTTTTTCTCCTTATCTAAGTTCCTTAAAATAATTAATTGATATGCTAGGATAAAGTCCAGCTCCTCTTTCAGAACTTATTCGATATTGTTCATTGGGTGGTATAATTCCGATACCATAATATATTGTCCCGTCGCCAGAAGGTTCATGTATTATTAAAAATTGAGTACTGCAAGAAAAATTATATCCCTTAAGAAAAGCTTCAAAAATTGCAACTATTGGTTTGTTTGTGTTATTAGTATAGGTGACATTAAAATTTCTAGAAACATTTTGCCAAGTTTGATTTACTCCCAATCCACCTGCTAGATTAGGGACTTGTTTTTTCAAAGTGCTCAAATTGACAAATTCCTCATCTTTGCTTGCTTGTAAATTACTTGTAGGTAATTTGGTAAAATTTTTAATTCCATTAATGTCTTGATCTGTAGCTAAAGTAACATATTTAGCAATTTCTGTGTTAAATTTACTTTCTAAAAGATATTTAGAAAACTCATTCCATACTCGTTTAAATGCATCATTATATTGTTGTATTAAAGCTTCAATTTCAAGTTTTAATTCTATCTTTATAGCATCCACATAATCACGACTCGCCATAATCACACTTGGATCTAGTTTTAAAATCACTTCTTCTGCATTAGAAAGCTCCATGACAATTTTTATCATAAGCTCTTTAGCACTACCTTCTTTTAAGATAGGTTTATAGGTGCGTGGTAAATTTCCTACAGCTAATAAGTCTCCCGCTTCATCATAAATGCCCACAGCATTAACTTCAAAGCCTCCTATATCGCTTGGCACATGACACATTAAATTAACGTAGTTTGGGTTACTCTCATCCACGCTTTTACTGCTTATATTTGCTTCATAAACAATCTCTTCCAAGCTTTGCATATCTTCATTGGGTAAAATCACTTTAGAACTTAGTTTAAAGCTTTTTAGATTAACGCCATTGCCACTAGCACGAGCTGCAATAAATTTAGCAATGCCGATTTTAGTTAAAATGGTATAGTATTCCATTAAGAAACTCCTTTAAAATCAATATTCGTTTTTGAAATTTCACAAACAAGTACACCAAAAGCATTAAAAGCGCTTTTGGATGCATTTTCTAAAGCAGTAGTTTGAAAAGGTAAAACTTCTATAGTTTCCCCATCAATTTCTATACAAGCATTAAAGCTATTATTTTTGCTTTGTATTTCTATTTCAATTGCTTCTAAAACACTTCTAACATTTTTAAAGTCTTTAATTAATCTTTCTAAAGCATTCAGTGTTCTTTCATCAAAGCTAACATTGGTTGTGCTTACTTTAACTTTAAAAAAATAAGGTTTTCCGTTGTATTCAAACCATTCCTTAACTACAGCAGTAGGAAATACCGCATATAAAGCTTCTTTAATGGCAAAGGCAGTGCCGTTGTATCTATCTAAAAGCAGGGCTTTAGATATAAGCTTTCTTGCTTCTTTTTCATTTAAGCCATCGATACTTACATCATAAGCATTAGCTAGGACACTTAGTAATCTTTCATCACAATTTAGAGCTAGATTTGTGATACTAGCTAAATTTAAATCTTCAAATCTTTTTTTAGCACTTAAATCAATGGCTTTGCTTTGAAGTGGATGATGATTTAATATTAGTGTATTCATAGCACAGCCTTTTCATAGCTAAGCTCAAAAGAAAGATGTGCAAATTCATCATCAGATATTTCAATATCTTTTAACTCAAGTTCTTTTAGCTCTTCGTCGATTTTTTCTTTAATGCTTAAAATTTCACTCTTATAAACTCCATCTTGATGTAAGCACTTATATAAAAAGCCAAGTGCCAAATCCACACTCAAATCAAAATCACTTTGTAAAGCATTGATCTTTTCACTGATTTCATTTGCACGGCTTAATTCTAAAAGTAAAAGCTTGGCACTTATGATAAATTCTCTTTTTTTGGCAAGTTCGACGCTCACTTCATCGGTTAAAGGTCTTACTTCGTCTGCACTTAAATATTTTTGGACTTCTTCTATAGTATTTTCATCTTCGCTTTTTATAATCACTCTAACTTTTCCAGCACCATTATTTAAAGCTTTTATGGAAGCGACTTTAGCACTTGCACTTAAAGCATGATAAATATAGCCTTTTTCGCTTCCAGCTGTTGAAAAGCGATGCACACTCATTACAGCTCTTTCTCTTAAAGCCTCGTCACTTTCTTCACTTGCTCCACCACTAAAATTTTCAAGTTGCTTGATCTTGGCTACAAAAGGAAGTGGGGTTTGTAAAAATTCAGTTTTACTTTCTTTGCTTTGTACAAATTCATCAAGTTCTAAAACACCTACAGCTTTGCTTTCTCCTTTTTTGATTATCACTTCTTCTTTTAAGGTAGCAATATCAGCTTTTTCATTTGAAAAAATGGCACCTTTTGGAATAATGACATCATAATTTAATAAGGTATTTAATTCAAACTCTACTTTGGCAGTAGGTTTAACCCCTTTTAATCTTTGGATTAAATACCCATTTGCCACAACGTTATCTAAATCGCTTCCGCTAGCATAATGCAAGTAAGTCGCTTTGATACTTTCATTTATTCTTGCTCTTATAATCATTTCTCTATAAGCAAGAGCTTCTAAAATAGCTTTGAAAGGATCAGATTCTAAAAGTTCTACTTCCTCTTTTAAAAAGTTTTTAAAAAGTTCTTCATAATCTTTTAAAAGTTTTTCATAATCAAGCTCTTCTATGATTTTTGGGTAGGGAATATCTTTTAAAAAGCTTTGTTTAAAATATGAATTATTGGTGTTTAAAATTTCACTCATTTATTAAGCTCCAAAGAAAAATCCTTATAATCTTCAAAAAGCAAAGTAATACTTAATTTACCTTCTTGCATTTTATTAAGCCTAGCACCCTTAAGCTTTACTCTTTTTTCCCACTTTGAAATAGCTTCTGCTGTGTATCTAGTAAGTTTTACTCTAAAATCATCATCGATTTTTCTATCTATGAGCGTGTAAAGCAAAGAGCCATACTCGGGTCTCATTACACGAGATCCTAAAGGAGTGGTTAAAATATCTTTAATACTTTCTTCTATGCTGATTAAATAACTCATTTTATATCCCATTCTCCGCCATCTGCTGTATCAATTGCTTTGGCATTTTCTTGTATTTCTTCAACCACTGCAGCAGCAATAGCTCTTAAAAAAGGCATAGAATATCTTCTATAACCTCTGCCATTATCTTCATCTTGGACTTTTGTGTAACCTTCTTTTGCTAAATATTTTTCCATTTTTGAAACTAAAGAATTTTGACTGATTGCCATGTTTAAAGCCCTATATAAAAATCAAAAATTATTTTTAATGTTTGTAAAAATCCTAAAAAGGTAAAACCTAAAATAAAACCAATAAAAATACTTTTGGCAAAAAATTTTAATTTTAAAAAGGCGTAGAATGGCTGCCATAGCATAAAAAATACAAGGGAATTAAAAACTAAAAACCATTCTTTCATATCTTACTCCTAGTATTATTTGATCCATGTGGGTGAGCACTTCCTGTAAAAGCACAAATACATTCAGTAGTAACTACACCTTTTCCGCCAAGTCCTAAGTCAATATTAGGACTATCAATATTGACTTTATTCGCTTTTATGTTGGCATTTTCACAAGTGATGTTAATATCCTTAATCACATCAAGCTTTAAAGTACTTGTTTTAGAGTTGTATTCTAAATGGGTACCATCTTCAAAATCCACATTAAAAGTATTTGTATCTGTATTTTTAGCCTTGTATTTTTCTTGATAAAGTCCGCGTAAAATCACACCTGAATTTAAATCACCTCTTATAGGTAAAACCAAAACTTGCTCTCCTATACGTAAAGGCGAAAAACTCACAGCATAAGAATTGGATATAGCTTGAAATACACTTAAAAAGTCAGTCACCATTTCGCCAATAGCAACCTTAGCTTTGCCCTCTTTAATGTCGCAAATGATACCTAGTTCATTCATCATAGCTTATCCATTTTTCTATTTATAAGCTTTTCTACAAGCTGTTCTATCTTAAGCAAGGCATCAGTTCCCATGTAAGCTGCAAAACCCCCAAAAGCTACACTTAGTTTTAATCCAAAGTCTAGATAACTTGCTATTTCAAATACAAGATAAGCTACAAACATAGAACCTAGCATTCCTTTTACAAAGGTTAAAAACTTACCTTTTAAGCCTTTGTAAGGTTTTAATTTGTCTTTTGTTACTATACCTACAAGTCCAGCAAATACACTCACAATACTTAAAATGCAATAGATAAATATATCTTCAAATTTCATATGCTAGTTCCTTGTTAAAATTTCAAATGCATAAAATAAAATCAAAGCAAAACTAGAAAATAAAAGAGCTATGAAAAGTTCTTTTATAAAATCTTTTTTAATTGATTTGTTATTTTCTTTCATTTGTTATCTCCGGTGCATTGCTTTGCTATATTTTCAACTTCAAGATAATAAGAGCTGATTTGTTTTGCACTTTCTAAATCACCCTTATCAAAAGGCTTTAAAGGAAGTTTCAAAGGGCACTTTATAGGAATTTTTACTTCTTGATACTGCGTTTTAATTAATAGCTCTTTAGGAGCACAAGCTGTAAAAACAAAAGGCATAAAAATATAAAAAAGAATTCTCATTGCTTAGCTCCTAAAATTTTAAAAAGATCTTTATAAGCTTTAAGCTCACTTTCGCAGCTTTTATCTTTGATAAAAATTTCTTTTACCTTTGAAACCTCCTTTAAAGTCTCTTTGGGTTTTAACTCAAGCTTTAAATTTTCAAATGCTTTATTTTGTTTTAAAAGTTGCTCTTTGTTTGTTTTGATTTCATTTTTTAAATATTCTTTTGTGAGTTTTAATTGATTGTTTTCAAGAACTAAAGAATGATTTTCATAATACAAAAACCCACAAACACTTAAAAGCAAAACAATGATAATGTTTGAAACACCAAAAAACTTTTCCAAAATAAAGCTAAACATTTTTATTCCTTAAGAATAAGTCCATCGGGCTTTTTTCCCTCTGGTGTCGATATGCACAAAACCACCAAAAGGATCTTCAAAATTATGTTTTATAGCAATTCCAAAAGGTTTATTGCCATATTTTTCTAAAACGTATTGATGCACTTCTTCAGTTTTAACACCTTTAACCACAAAATCAGCCGCACTGCCGATGGTGTGTTGGCTTTTAGCAGCTCCACCTACTTCTGCGTTATGCTCTTTACAACGATAACCGCTATTTATAATAATAGGTGCATCATAATACTCTCTGATTTCACAAAGCACATCGACTAACTCATCACTTGGAACGCCTTTTGGTAATTCGCATTTACCACATTTGCATTTAAATTCACTTTCTTTAAAATAGGGATTTTCTTTCATTCTATATTCCTTGTTAAAAATTGATGCAAGTTTAATAAGAAAGCCACACCAAAAGCTAGAAAAATATTGTTTCAAAACTCTTTATTAAAAATCTTTGTTTGAAAAAAAATATTTAAGTTTTTAAAATGTCGCATTTTTAAAAGGAAGATGATGCTTTGTAAATTTGAAGAAGAGCTTTTGAAATTGCTAGAACCTTTTAATGCAAAAGTTTACCTTGGAGAATTTGAAGATACGCAAAATATAGCCTCTTGTATTAATGGCTTAGAACCTTGTGTGCTTGTAGATTTTGAAAGTGAGAGTTATAAGGACTTAGAAAATAAAACAGGTATTTGGAAACTTTACATTTTAACCCATACAAGTTCTAAAAATCCAAAACATAGGATTAATGCAAAACATAAGCTTTTTAAAACTTTAGAACAAATTGATGATGTGTTAAAAAATGCAGAGCTTGATAATGGATTTAGAATAGAACCAAAAGATCTTAAAAAAGTTTTTGAAGGAGTGAGTGATCATGGTTATTTAAATGTATATGCAAGAACATTACAAAGTAATTTTTTGCCAAAAAATGATTTTTTAAGGATATAAAATGCTTTTTATAAATAAAGAAAATTTAATTGAATTAAGTCAAAACAAACCTTTAAAAGTTGCAATTGTTGGAGAATGGAAAGGGCATCATAATGGTAGTTTTAAAGTGTGTAAAGAAGATTTGCAATCTATGATGGATTATTTTAAAAATAAAAAAATTGATTTGGTTATTGATTATGAACACCAAAGTTTAAAAAATGAAAAAGCACCTGCTGCAGGTTGGATTAAAGACCTTTATATAGAAAATGATGCACTTATGGCTAAGGCTGAATTTAACGAAGAAGCAAAAAAATATATTGCAAACAAACAATATCGCTATTTATCGCCTGTATTTGAATTCAATTCAAAAGACAATAAAAGCGGTGGTTTAGTGCGTGCAAAAATTCATTCAGTAGCTCTTACAAATACGCCATTTATAGACGAACTTGGAGAGCTTATTGCAAATAAAAATCAAATTAAAGGAGAAACAATGGACGAAAAAATCAAAGAACTTGAGTCGCAAATTGTGGCTTTAAAAAATGAAAAGGATGTTTTATTTAAAGAAAATGAAACCCTTAAAAAACAAAATGAAGACGATCAAAAAGCTCTTGCTGATGCTTTAGTTAATCAAGCTTTAAATGATAGAAAGATTGCTAATTCTCAAAAAGAGTGGGCAATGACTTATGCGTGCAAAGATTTACAAGGTTTTAAGGATTTTTTACAAAGTTCTAACTTAAATCAAGTTCCGCAAAATAATATGTTTGCTAATAAAAATACTGCATCCAATGCAAACGATACAGATGTTGTAAAACTAATGTTAGGAGAATAATAATGGCAAAAAATTCAAATAAAACAGATAAACAAAATAAAGAACAAGAAGCACAAGCTACAGAAAATTCAGACGAAGCAAAAAATGAAACTAAAGAACAAGGAGCACAAATGGCAAAAGCAAAAATGCTAGAAAAAAGTATCAGTGATGATCCTTTACTTGCCTTACCAAGAGGGCTTGAAAATATTGTAAATGAAGATTTGCTTTCAATCAATGCTAAGGTTGATATCGAAACAAATCCTAATTTGACTATTGGAACTTTACTTATCAGTGAAGATTATGGTCAAACTTTTAAAAAATGTCCTGATGAAGATATTAGCACAAAAGAAAATATCAAACTGGGTATTCTCAAAGATTTTGCATTTCAAACTGGAACTTATGCGGTTTTAATAGAAGGTAAAGTTATTTTAAGTAGTACTCATGAAAGTGCTATTAAAAAGGCTTTTTTACAAAATTTAATCATTCAAACTAAGGAGTAAAAATGGATTTAGAACAACTTTTAGAATTATTTTCTAGTACAAAGGTTACTGAAGTTATTAATCAAACCAAAGCTTCACCTCGCTTTGTAAGTGATACTTTTTTTAAACAAAGAATTCCAAGTCTTGAAAGCACAGCAAGAGTTGAAATTATTAAGGGTGCAGGTATAGTTTTAAACAGCGTTTCTGAAAATGGAGAGCACAGCCTTGAGGAAACAAAAAATGCTTATATTTTAAACATACCTTTGCCTCGCTTTGCATTAGTTAAAAGAATCTCTGCTAGCGAAATCAATTCTTTAAGATCTCTAGCTTTACAAGAAGCCCAAATTAAAAGTTTAAGCGGTGCTATTGGAGTTTTGGTTAAAGAAATGAAAGAAAGCTTTAATACCACTCTTGAATATATGTCAAATGGTGCTTTATTTGGCAAAATATTGGATGGAAGTGGAAACGTTCTTTTTGATTTTGGCAGTGCGAATAAAAGCGTTGTGGAAGTTAAAAAAGATGGCTCAGTAAAATTATCTAATGTTTGTGATGCAATCGAATCAAAAATCATTGATGAATTTGGAACGAATACAGATTATGAAGTGCTTTGCGGCAATGAACTTTTTGCAAGTATTTCTAACCTTGCCTTAAGTGAAGATTTGTATAAAAACAATCTTGCTAGCAGAGATGAAAAAGATAAATCCTTAATCCTTTATGGAACAAAATATCGTCGTTATAGTGCAAAGTATAAAAATACTAAAGGTAAAAATGTAGAGTTCTTATCAAGTAATGAAGGTATTGTCGTGCCAAAAGATAATTCCAATCGTATTTATTACACAAGAGCTAATCATACTGAAGCTTTAGGAAAAGCTCCAACCTTAATGTTTGTTTCAAAACCTGAAATCTTACAAAGAGGAGCTGGAATTGAAATCGTAGGTGAGATGAGAGCTATGCCAGTTTGTACGCGTCCAAATGGTTTAATCAAGTTAGCATTACAATAAAATCAAAATTAAGCCTTAAAAAGCTTTTTTTGGTTTTTTAAGGCAAAAGTATTAAAGAATAATTTTTAAACGATTTTAACCATATTTTAACCACATTAAAAAAGGTTTTTATGAATTATCAAAACACATTAGAAAATCAAAACATTAAAAAAGATAAATTTATGATTGATGAAAATGATTTAACTCAAGAATTAAGCATTTATGAAATAGCCCAGCTTAGCGATTTAAATGCAGATGGGGTTTGCAATCAAGAAGTGATTAATGATGCCATAAAAGATGCACAAAGTTTTATTGCAAGTTTTATAAAGATACCTAAAAATCCAACACTTCTTTTAAAAGATATCTGTGTAAAGCTTACAATCATGGAATTGAAACGTCGCAATAATTTTCCAAAAGATACTTTAAATGAAATTATAGAATGGGCACAAAATTTACTTTTAAAAATGGCTAATAAAAAGATTCCAATAGAAATTAACGATCAAGAGAATTTTGAACCGCAAACAAAAATGAGATCATTTAAACATCGAAGAAAGAGAATGGATTTAAGGAGAATCAATGGCTAATAGTGAAATAAAAGAGTTAGCAAAAGAATTATATGTTGCTGGATTTGATATTTTAAAAATTGCAAAAATTTTAAATCGCAATGAAAAAACAATAAGAAATTACAAAGCAAAAGATGGAGACTGGGATAAAGTTAAAACAAATATTTTAACTTCAAAAATCAAAGATAAAGAAAGCGCTTCTCTTTATGAAAATTTTACAGAGCAGATGTTTTGTGCGATTGAAAATATTAATGCTGATGAAAAAATGAATGCTGAGAAAAAAACCGAAGCTATTGCAAGAATTGGAGATAGTTTTTCTAAGATGAGAAAAGTAGCAAGGCTAGAAGATCCAAGTAATTATCGTTTAAATGTTGCTAAAAAAGTGGTTGAAATTATTATTAATCATTTAAAACACGATAAAGATTGTGTAGCAAAACTGATCGCACTTTTAGAAAGTGGTGCGATTGAAAAAGAAATTCTTAAAATGGATATTTAATGCTTTTTTCAAAAGAAGAATTGAATGAATTTTTAGCAAAAAGTGAGCAAAAACACGAAGACGCCCCTAGTGAACTAAAAAGTGCAATGCAAAGAAAAGACTTTTTAGAATGGATGGAAGAACTTAAAAATGAGTTAAAAACTCAATTTGCTAATGAAAGCCATTTAGATCCTAGTTTAAAAAACGAAAGAATTAAAAGAGCAAAAGTAGATTTTGATTATTTTGCAAGAACTTATTTTCCACATTATTTTACCATTAAAGGTGAATGTGCTTTGCATTTGCACTTAAATAAAGTCTTTACAAAACTTGCACTTAAAAAAGATAAAGGAGAAAAACACGCCATAGCAGCACCAAGAGCACATGGCAAATCAACCTATACCTCGCAACTTTTTCCGCTTTGGTGCTTAATTTTTCATTATAAAAGTTTTATAGTTGAGATTTCAGATGCGGTAGAATTGATGGAAGGAATGCTTGAAGCTATAAAAGCAGAGCTTGAAGATAATCCTCATTTAAAACTTGACTTTCCTGAAGTTGTGGGAGTAGGAAAAACTTGGCGTGTGGGAGAATTTGTAAGTCGTAATGGAGTGAAAATCAAAGCTTTTGGTAGTGGCAAAAGATTAAGGGGTGTTAGATATGGAGTTAAGCGACCCGACTTAGTTATTTTGGATGATTTAGAAAATGATACCAATGTCAGAAGCAAAGAGCAAAGAGATAGATTGGAAGATTGGATTGATGAAGCGGTTTTAAATCTTGGTTCAGCAGATGGAAGCTTGGATGTGCTTTATATTGGAACCATTTTACATAGCGATAGCGTTTTATCAAGAAAATTAAAATTGGGATTTTGGAATGGAATGACTTTTAGATCAATCATGCAATTTCCACAAAGGTTGGATTTGTGGGATGAGTATGCTACTCTTTATAGAAATACTGATTTTAAAACCGCCCATAATTTTTATTTGAAAAACAAAGTATTGATGGATAAAGGAGCTAAAGTTCTTTGGGAAGAAGCTAAAAATTTAGAAGATTTAATGAGATTAAGAGCTGAAAATTTAAAAGCTTTCAATAAAGAACAGCTTAACAATCCAAGGAGCGAAAGTCAAATCTTTAGCTTAGATAATCTTAATTTTTATGAAAACTTGCCTCCTATTAGTCAATACTATATGTATATTGATCCAGCAGGAGAAAAAGCAAAAAGTGATTTTACCGCCATTACAATCATTGGCAAAGCAGAAAATGCCTTTTATGTTGTAGAAAGCATTGTAAAGATTTTAAAAGCTCAAAGCATTATAAAAACTATTTTTAATCTTCAAAAGATTTATAAATGCCGTTTGATTGAAATTGAAACCAATGGGGGACAATTTTTCTTAAAGAAATGGATTCTTCAAAAAAGCTTTGAAAATGGAATATTCCTACCTTTAAGAGGAAAAAATAATAGCACAAGCAAATTCGAACGTATTGAAAGTTTAAGCCTTGCCTTTGAAAATGAAGAGCTTTTTTTGCACAAAAAACATACTTTACTTATAGAACAACTCTTAGAATTTCCAGAGGGTAAAAATGATGATGCGCCTGATTCTTTAGCAGGTGCATTTTTATTAGCAAAAACAAAATCAAGCATTAAAAGAAGAACTCATGATTTTACACCTAGAATAAGACATTATTAAAGGATAATAATGAAAAAAGAAGTAAAAAATAAAACCAAAAGAGAAGTAATCTTAAAAAACAATACTCTTATCGATACTTTGCTTAATTCTAATTTCTTAAAGCTTGAAATGATTAATGAAGCAAATCAAAGAATGATTTTTAAAGATTTAAGCTTTATACAATCTCATCAATCAAGAAGGAGTGTGATTTTATCCAAAGAATTACAAATCATTTGTGAGAATGAAGAGATTAAAAATGTTTTTGAAGATTTATTTCATCCTGATTTAATCTGTCAAATTTTAGAAACTTATTTATATGGACTTAATGTTTTTGAAGTCAATTACAAATTGAAAAATGGTTTTTATTATCCCATTTTAAAGCAAAGAGATTTTAGAAATTTTGGCTTTAACGAAGAGGAAAAGCTTTGTTATTATGGTTTTGGAAATGAAATGCAAATAGAAGATAGAAAAGTTATTTATGGACTTTTTGGATCTAATTTTTTATTCCCAAATGGTGATGCTCTTATTACCAAACTTTACTTTCCTATAAAACTTAAAAACGCCAGTTTAAAATTTTGGATGGAATTCTTAGAACGTTTTGGAAGTCCTTGGGCGATTGCTAAAACAGATTCTGATCCAGATGCATTAGCTTGTGAGGTTAATCAAATGCTAAATGGAGATAGTGCGGTTATTGATAAAGAAGAAGAACTTGATTTGATCCAGCCAAAAACAAAAGCAAATTACAATGAAATAATAGATTATCTTGATAATCAAATAAGAAGTGTGATCTTAGGAGCCAATTTAAGCTCTCAAGTTAGCGGTGGATCTTTAGCAGCAACCGAGTCTCATAATGAAATCAGAAAAGATTTAGCTGAACAAGATGCAAAAATAGTTCTTTTTATTTTAAATCGTGCGCTTAAATTTTTTAAAGAAATCAATGGTTTTAAAGAAGAGCTTTATGTGCAATTTTTTAATGAATCTAATCCAAAAAGCGAACTTTGCGAAAGAGATTTAAAACTCTTTAATATGGGTTTTTGTTTTAATGAAGAATACATTAAAAATACTTACAACGTAGAAGGCAATTTAACTCAAAATCTTACAAAGAATAAAGAAAATGAAAAAGCTTTGTTTGAGAATAAAACTAAGACCAGTTTTAAAGCCATTGATAAAATTGACGCAGCTTTAGAAAGTAAAGAATTTTTAAAAATAGATAAAACCTTAAGAGAAGAGTTAGAAACCACTTTTAACCAGTTTTTAAACGAATCTAATTCTTATGAAGAAGCTTTTCAAAATTTAGAAAAACATTTTAATCAGATTGATAGGAACTCCTTGGAAGATTTTATGTTTAAGGCATTAGCTAATGCAAGTATTTTAGGATATGGGGATTAAAAATGTTTTTTGGCGAGCCAAGCGAAGCAATCTCTTATATTAAAAACAAAAATCCACAAGTTAGCTTTGATTATGATGAAATAGCTTATCAAACACATAATAAAGTTTTTACTATTGCCAAATTAAATGATCTTAATCTCTTAAAAGATATACAAAATTCTTTAATACAAGCTTTAAAAAATGGAGACAAATTTGAAACTTGGCAAGAAGGGATTATCCCAAAGTTAAAATCTAAGGGTTGGTTTGGTGATAAAGTTGAAGTTGTAAATCCAAAAACAGGGGAAATAGAAAATATTAAAGTTGGAGCTTCAAGATTAAAAAAGATTTTTGAAACCAATATGAGAATAGCAAAAGCACAATCTTCTTGGGAAAATATTTTAAAAAGCAATAAAGAATATGTGCGTTGGGTGAGCTTACTTCATGGAAATCGCCGTAAAGAACATCTTGCTCTACATGGAATGATTCTAGCTAAGGATGATCCTTTTTGGGTTAATAATCGTCCCCCTTGTGGATATGGGTGCAAATGTACTTTACAAGCAGTCAGTAAAAGCGAATTAAAACTTTATAATTGGAGTGTTAGCGAAAATGCACCTAGTAATATCGCTGATAAAAATTTTAATTATGATAAAAATTTGGGAGTAGAAAAACTTGAAAAACTTTATAAAGAAAGAGTGCTTGAATTAAGTAAAAATTTTATCAAAATTGGTGCGATTTCACAAGCAAATAATCTCAATCAAAATTCTTTAAATTTTCAAAAAAACAAAGAACTTTATGTTTGGCAAAAAAGCTTGGATGAGATGGTAGATGAAATCATCATCAAAGAAAATCAAAAATATCCCGTTAATTTTATTCAAGTTGGAAAAATAGATAAAACCACCAAAACATTTTTAGAAAAACTGACTAAAAAAGATTTGGAAGATTTGTATTTTACTTTAAGTAAAAACAATCTTTTACACGCAAGTCCAAAAAGAAAAGCAAATTATAACCAAGCCTTAAGCGTGGATGAAATCAAACAGATTGTTAAGGTTTTGGATGAGGCAAAAGAGGTTTATTGGGACAAAAAAGAAAAAAGCTTAATTTATTTTTTTGATGATTTAAGAAATAGCAAAAAAGTGAATAAAATCATTATAAGACCTGATTATCAATTGAAAAAATTTGGAAAAACAAATGCGGTTATTACACTTGGAAAGGTTGATAAAGATAGAAAAAGTTTGAAACATTTAGAAAAAATTAAGTGAAGCGGGTGGGACTCGAACCCACAACACCACCAAAGCTTTAAGCTTCTCGTTGTGCTTACCACTCACATAGAGTTCACATCTTCGCTTCATATTAGATAGAGCGGTGGGACTTGCACCCACAATACGATGTGTTCTCGGACTGGTTACCGCACATCCTCAACTACTACATTGCAACCATCAACTCTATCTAAATTAAGATAATTTTAGCTTGACACAACTGAAAAGGAGTTTAAAATGGTTTTAGCTTTGGGAGAATTCAAATTTAAAGCTTTAAATTTTGATGCATTAGAAAGAAGTTTAGATTTTAAAATCACAACTCAAAACAGATTAAACAATTATAATGCTTTATTTGCTAGTTTTAAAGAAAATGAAAAGATTAAAATACAAGGAAAAACCTTGCCTTTAAGAGGGGATAAAAACACTTATTTAGATTCATTAGAAAAGATGGCAAAAAAGCAAATTTCTTACACCTTAACAGGAGCAAATGGAAGATATTATGGAAAATTTGTCATTTTAAATTTAAGTGAAAATCAAAGTGCATTTGTTGATGGAAGTGGCTTTGTAAGTCAAAGTTTTAGCTTAGAATTAGAAAGGGATTTTGATGAGTAAAAAATATATTGCAAAAAATGAGGAAAGGCTTGATAGCATAGTTTATAATCATTATGGAACGCTTTCATATTTTGATCAGGTTTTAAGGGTTAATCCAAGATTAAATCCTATTTTAAAAACAGGAGATAAAGTGATTTTACCAGAGATTGAAATCAAAGAAGACAAGGAAGAAACTTTATGGTAAGAAAACCGCAATTTAAACTTCTTGCAAAAGGCAAAGATGTTACACAAAAGATCTCTAAAAATCTTATAAGTATCAGTTTTGAAGATAAAGAAAAGGACGAAAGTGATGAAATGAGTTTAAGCATTTTTGGTCTTTATTCTAAAGTACTTTTTGGAGATAGCTTGGAACTTTGGCTTGGCTATGAAAAGCTTTATAAATGCGGAACTTTTAGCGTAAATGTTGTGAGTAAAAATTATATTTCAAATACCACTGAAGTAAGAGCAAGTGCGGTCAATTTTAGTGGAAAAGGAAGCACAAATATAAAAGAAAAAAAGACAAGAAGTTTTGAGAATACAACCCTTTTTGCTATTGCCAAAAAGCTATCAAGTGAAAATAATTTAAAACTAAAAACCACTGGAGAGGATCAAAATATAGTAAGCATTTTACAAAACAATCAAAGCAATTTAGAATTCTTGTATGGTATATGTTTTGATTATGGATTTATTTGTTGTATTAAGGAAAATACACTCATTATAACCCCAAAAGATGGAAAAGTTAGTGATGCTGCTGCCAATATTACTCCAAAAAATCAAAATTTACCCAGCTATGAAATATCTTTAAATGACTGCATTTCATTAGAAATTTCAGAAAGTGCTAGAAATGAATACTCAGCTGTAATAGTAGAATGGCAAGATATCAATGAAGCAAAAATGAAAAGCATAAAAGTAGGAAATGGGAATAATGTTTTTAAAATGCAAATAGCACAACCAAAAAGTGATAATGAAGCTTTTAAAAAAGCACAAGCTAAGCTAAATGAACTTCAAAAAGGCGGCGTAAATGGAAGATGTGAACTTATAGGAAGAGATTTAAGAGCGGGTGGAAAACTAAAGATTAAAGGAATAGAACTTGATATTTATGAGTTTAGTATTAAAAGTGTGAGTCATAATTTTAATGACTCAGCTTATATAATTAGTGTCGAGTTTGAGAGTTAAAACAAACTTGGTTCTAAATTTTCTCTTAATTCTTTAGTGATTAAATAAACAGCATTCAAACTTAAATCGTATTTTTTGGCACATTCTATACTTGCTGCTTTAGTGGTTAAACCTTGTTTTATAAGTGTTTTAAAATCTTGTTTTAATTCTTCATCTCTCATGAGTGTTTTATAGCTTGGAATATAAATATTTGATCCGCCAAATTCTTTTAAAATTTCACGTTTATTATTATTTTTTACAAAATCAATAAAATATTCAAAATATTCATTATTTGAAAGCAAAGTAGTTTCCTAAAAAAGATTTTTTAAAAATTATAGCAAAAAATTAAATTTTATTTCATAGGTTATAATTACAAATAAAGGAGAGATTATGAAAAAAATAATGAGCATTTTATTGTTAAGTTTTACTCTATTGTTTGCTGATAGTTTTAATGAAAGCAAAAAAGAACTTGCTAGATTATATGATAGCTTAGGAAGCGATTATCAGTATGATTTTTATTGCAATGCACCTTTTAAGGTTAATAAGAAAGGAAAATATATTAAATTTGAAGTTCTTCCTTCAAATCAATATAGTCCCAGAAATGAATACACAAAAAAAGGAAAAATCAATCAAAGAGCTAAGCGTATAGAATGGGAACATATTATGCCAGCTTACAATTTTGGAAGACATTTGCCTTGTTGGAAAAAAGGAGGTAGGAAAGCTTGTCAAAATGATCCAGTATTTCAAAAGATGGAAGCTGATAAGCAAAATCTAGTCCCAGCGATCGGGGAAATAAACGGAGATAGAAGCAATTTTAGATACGCACAAGCTCCTTTAAATTTAGAATACAATCAATACGGAAATTGTAAAGTCTATACTGATTTTAAAGCAAAAAGATTTTATCCAGCTGATTATTCTAAGGGTTGGATTGCAAGAAGCTATTTATATATGAGTAAAACTTATAATATTAAATTATCAGATCAAGAAAGAAAGCTTATGGAGGCTTGGGATAAGCAATATCCTATGAGTGAAAAAGAAAAAAGAATTAGAGAATTACTCTAATTCTTCGCAAACTTTAGCCACAATTTCATCTATATCAATCACTAAGCTTTTATCTTTTTCATTAAAACTTTCATCAAGTTTTTCTCTGATATCACAAACCACATTAAGTAAAACCCCAAACTCTTTATCGGTTTTAATTTGATGAGTAATGCTATTATGCATTATTTCAATATTAGTTCCTTTTGTAGCAAAAGCAACTTGAGAATGTTTTTCTATACCTAAGGTTAAAAAAGCTCTGCATCATAAGAATGTATTTCTAAAATCATTTTAATCTCCTTTTGTTTTTTACAGAGACAACATTAGCTTCGTTTAACTGAATGTGTGCTGTTGTTTTCTAAATTTTTAAGTGCTAAAATAATCTTATTGGCTTCTTCTTTATCTAAATACCAAAGATGTAAAGGTCGTTTTTTAATGATATTGTTAATGAATTCTCTCAAAGCCCATCTTGTAGGTTTTTTAGCATTTTTACTCCAAATAGCTTGTATCATATTTAATTGCTTTTGTGTGGCTTTACCTTTTTGGGCTTTTTCTTTTTTTAAATATCTTGCTTTTTTGTTTTTTAAAAATTTCTCTTTATAACCTAAAGTTATGGCAAAATCCTTAAGCTCTTCAAGATTTAAATCTTTACTTGAATTTTTATCATATCTTTGATTTAAGACCCAGCGATAATCTTCATCATTATTCAAATTAGCTTCTTTTTTTAAAGTATGTATGATTTTAATCAAATGTTTTTTTAATGCCTCTTGTGTATTCATTTTTCCAACCTTTGTTTTAACCTTGAAATAAATTTATCTTTATTGGTACTATAAAGTTCGTTTTGTTTTTGCTTATATTCTAGATAATTTTGCTCATAATCTTTGATAGCTTGAGTAGCAATTGGTGTTTTAGCAACAGGTGCAATCTTGATTTGATTATCATAAATAATTTTATTTTGATTTTTAAACATATATTCTATAAGTTTATTATAAAACACCCCAGCAGCAAGAGGTCTTTTTTGCTCATCGCAAAGTTCTTTATTAGCGTTAATATAATAAACACTATCTTCACAATCATAATGCTTTAAAATAGGCTTACCTTTTTCATCATAAGCAATATTGCCATCATAATATTTAAGCACATAAGAGTATGAAAAATCGCCTTTGCGTGTTTGAAAAATAAAACGATTAGAAAAAGAAATAAAAAGCCATTCTAAAAAAGATTCTATATTTTCATATCTTTTCTTTAAATCAAGTTCCGCATAAGCACAAACAAGGGATAATTTTTCATAGCTTGTTCCAACAAATTGCTTTTTTAACATGGTTAAATCATAATATTTTTTAAAGCCTAATATATCTTTAGGTGTTTTTGCCTGAAAGTAAAGCTTTTCTATAGCTACTGCTTGAACTTCACTGATACCAAAAAGTTCTTTTAATACTTCTTTAGCATTATTCATTAAAACCCTTTTTCTAACCAAGAAGCTAACGTCTTTTGATTATCTTTATTTTTGTATTTATTGGCTAACTTTGGAAGCCAAGTTGATTTTAAAGCTCTTTTCCAGCTTTTCAAAGGTTTATTATTTGCCATAAGCCATTTTCCATCATCTTGTTTATAATAATTTATAAAACTATCAGCTATAAAATAAGGAATAGAGCAAGAATTTTTAGCATTAAATTCATCAATAGTTTTTATAATTTCATCTTTGCTCGGTGGAATAAATTTCATTTTTTTCCTTTTTTTAAAAACTTAATTAAGCCCATTAGTTTTAATGGACTTGTTAAATTTTTTGGCTTTTTTTAACATATTTCATTTTTATGTTAAAAATTTTTCATATTTTTAACATTTCAAAAGTTCAGGATTTTCGTGAATATTGCTGATGATTTCTAGGTCGCCTTTTGTATGAAAGCCAAATTTATATGTAAATTCTTTTTTTTCGCCAATGGTAGTGTAAAAAAAACCATCATTTAAATTAAACTCTACTTTCGCTAATGTTTTATTTTCAATCTTTAATATATCCCCCTCATAAATCTTTTTATGATTTCTATCATAGTATCCTGTCCAAAGTTCGATTTCCACGTCTTCATCTTTGAATTCGGATAATCTTACCTTAGCTTCTTTTCCATAAATAAATTTTGATTGACATTTGCAATTTTCATTATTACAGCCTTTATAGTTTTTATCCCAAATCCTAAAATCAAAATCACTTAGTTTCATTTCTCATCTCCATTTATACTTTTAGCAACCTCTTGCCACTCTTCATTGCTTTTAAACTCGCTATTAAGTTCTTTTAAAAGCTCAAGTGTTTCATCATTAGACAAATGATGAAGAATGGATCTTATTCTTTCTATTGGCTTATCCTTATGGATCATTCTAAAGAATTCCTCTTGCTCTTTTATGCTTAAATCTTCAAAAAGTTCAGCAAGATCATCAGCATCTATATCTTCTAAATCACTTGCATCTATACTTGCATTTACATACATTTTTTATCCTTTTGTTTTAAATTAAGTTTTAAAAACTTAATCAAATCCGCCTTAGCGGACTTGTTAAATTTTTCTTTTTCTAGCTCTTATTTTTTGTTTTAAGTTCATCTTCTTTTTTCTTTTTAGATTTCTCTTTTTTACCTTTGGTTTATTTCTAAAATCAAGCTCTTTAAGTCCGTTAAAATAAGTTGTTTTTGCATTAAAAACATTACTTAAAAGACTTGCAGCGATTAAAGAAAGTTTGCTTAGTCTCATTTTTCTATCTCCAAACTTTCAATCTTTGGTTCTATTCTAAAATTATCTTTTGTAACCCTTTTAAGTCCAAGTTTTACTAAAGTGCTATCTTCAAGTTCTACTATGGCTTCTTTGTTAAGTTCTTCTTTGTAAGTGATACACTCATTAAGCCCATAGCTTTTAAAGGCTTTAATTAAACTTTCTAGTTTTTCTTTTACGCGTGGTAAAGATACACTTTTACTTAAGCGATAACCAATCTTGCCAAAGGTAAATTCCTTAGATCTTTTTTCAGCAAATTCATGTTTATTGTTTTCACAAAAAGTGGTGATACAAGCTTCTATATATCCAAGCTCATCGCTTAAAACTTTAATCTCTCCTGCACGGCTTTCTTTGATTTCATTACAAGCTAAAGTTACCTCTCCATTGATTTTTTCTATTTGCACACTAAGCTCTGCCACTTTTTTAAGTGCAAGATTTACATCTTCAAAACTATTTATTTGCATTTATTCTCCTTTAATTTATATTTTTCGATTTGATAATCCCATAAACAAAAACCATATTTTAAAGACATGGCATACTTATTTCTTTTCTTGACTATCCTTAAACCCTTTCTATAAGGGCAACTCTAAAGTCAATTCTTTAATTCCTAGCTTTTTAGCTAATGCTAATTCTTCTTGCATACCTGTTGAATTTTTAGCGTCTTTGTGTTTGCTAAGATAAATATAATCACACGCTTTTAAAAGCTCTCTCCCCATTTGTAAAGCTTTGTCTCTGTGTTTATTCTCTTCCAAATAGCTAAATTGTAGTATGGGTGAAATAGGCGTAAAATCTTCACATTCACGTATAATTTTTAAGCATTCTTGCTCGGCAACGCTTATGGCTAATGATTTGCGTCTGCTTTCTTGCACAGCTAAGCCTTTATAAGGACTTGCTATATAAACTAATGGCATTGTTCTCCTTTTTTTGATGATTTTAGGGTTTTACCCTTTTTAAGTCTTCTTAAAAAAAGACTTAAAAAGAAAAAAACGCAATTAAAGTGCTTTTAAATCAAGCACTTTTATTCAGCTTTTTATTCAAATGAAAATTAAGAATTTTTTGTGCAATATAATCAGGATAAATTCCTTTTAAAACATCCACAAAAGTGCCGCTTTTTTTAAAATAAATACCCGCACCTTTTACTTCAAACAATGAAGCACTATAGTCTGCTTTTTCGCCTTTAATCATTGTTGTCATGATCTACTCCTTGTATTAAATTGTTTCTTTTTGTTTTTTCTTGTTCTATTAAGTCTAAAGTTTCAAAGATAGCAAGCCATTTATCTTTATTTTTAGGACTTCTTAATTTTTTAATAGCGTGTTTATAGATTTGATGAACACGTGTCAATGAAATACCCAGTTCTTTTGCTATCTCTTCAAAGGTCATTTTTTATCCCAACATTAAAAATGAAGCCGCAGCTTCGATGTGTTTAATTTCTACATCAGCCCCATCTGCAAAATCTCTAGCTCTTTTTAAAAGCTTTTCGCTTTTTCTAAAATTGCCACGAGCTAAGTTAAAAACCAAATCAATTGCTTTTTTATCTTCTATATTAAAATAGGAGCAAAGAGTTTTCAAATCTTCATTTTTTAAACCTTCTTTGTTTTGATAGCAAAGTCCTTTTAATTCCCATTTGGCACCAATTCTAGAGCTTAATTGCCCATATTCGTTATAATCATTTCTGCCAATACCTGTTAGATTGTTTTTAAGTTTTTTGGTGCCTACTAAGATCAAAGCTGTATTTGAAAAATCATATATGCGTCTTAAACATTCCAAAGCACGAAATGGCAAATGCTCACTCTCATCAATAATTAAAACTTTTGAAGTTCTTGCAAGTTCAGCAGCAATACCTCTGATTTTATCATCAAGTGAGCCTTTAAAGCATACATTTAACTTATTCTCAAGACCCACTAAAAGCATTCTTTTACTAGTTTCTGTGGTTGCTTCAAAAAGAACCACTCTTGTTCCATTTTTATTAGCATATTCTTTAATAGCACGACTTTTGCCAGTTCCTGCTTCTCCAATGATTACTCCCATTTCACGATTACTCATAGCACTTTCAATCGTTACATTGATAGCTTTTGCATCTTTGGTAGCAATAAATGGGGTTTGAAGTTCTTTTACACTTTTTTCTTCCACGAAACTTTTGATATATTTTTCAAGTAAAGGCTCAACTTTTAAGGCGTATTTATAAGCACTTCCTTCCTTCATGTATCCCACCATGTAGCTTCTGTTAATTCCCAAACGATCAGCTAAGTTGTTTTGAGAGATGTTTTGGGTGTTTAAAAATCTCTTGGTTTGTTCAACTAAATCCATTTTATTTCCTTTTGTTTTTTTATGAGTAAAAACTCTTTAAAACTTGAATTAATCAAGCTTTAAACAGCTTTTAACCTGCAAAATACTTTTTATCTACAAAAGCATCCATATCAAATTCTTCATCATTTTTAATTTCTTTTTTGGCATTTAAGATAAGCTCATCAGCATTAGCATTATTTTTAATCTTTTCTAATTCTCTTTGAGTTTTTAAACTTTCTTTAGCAAGTGATTTTTGATGTACTTCTTTAACCTCTGCAAGTGAGTTTTCAAAAACATTTTTCAAATCATTTAAATCCGCTTTAATATTAAGTTTAGTAAAGGCAGTAATTTCATCTTTTTTAAGCACTTCTTTAATCGCTTTAACTTCGCTTTCATATCCTTTTTTAAGCATTTTAAAGCTTTCTTTACTAAGCTTAGCTATACTTTCATCAAGAGCTAGACAAAGGAAGTTTCCGCTTAAATCATAAATGAAAAGCTCTTTGACATTGTCGATATTTTGTACACATTTTACTTTTGTGCCAACGCTTGGCAAATTTGCACTCTTATAAACCCTATCTTGAAATAAAATTCCTTTTTTATTAACTACTCTAATTTCTTTGTTTCCAGCGTTAAATAAAAACTCTTCATAAGATATTTTTACAATAGCTCTATCACAAGAGTTCCAAAGTTCAAGTGGAGTTTTAACGCCTTTTTTACGACGAACTTTACTCATATTCCATTTAATCACTTCAGCTTCTAAAAACTCACAAGCTTCGCTAAAGGTAAGAAGTAATTTTTGATTAGTTTTTTTAGTAAAACCATATTCATCTTTAGCTTTTCTTTCTTTTTTAGGAGTTTTTTGCTCTATCATTTCTCTTTTGGCAAGATTATTGCCAATATATCCATGCATTTTAGAAATTCCTGCATGTTGAAGTGTCCCAAAGCGTCTTTCAACTAAAGCTTTTTGCTCTCCTGCATAAGCAATAGCTGCATCATAGGTAATATTAAGCCCATCAAGTAGGCTTTGAAAATCTTTAGAAAGATAATCTTTTCCATTATCTCCTTTTATCATATCAGGCTTACCAAATTTATCAATTGCTTTCCATAAAAGACGCGTTAAGCTTAAAGAATTTGATTTACTTACTAAAGTAGCCACACCCATACCGCTAAAAACATCAACGACACTTAAGATGTGAGGGCGAAAAGGTTCTAAGGTTTCATCATCTCTTACTATAATATCAGCTGGAGAGCTATCGATTTGCCAACACATGTTTTTCATGTCATAAAGCTCTCTTTGATTGCCTTGTGCAGGTAGAAACTTACTTTTTGCTTTATCTAAACCTTGAGTAATAATGCAATGTTCTAATGGTTTATCTTTGTAGTAGTTTTTAATAAAGTTTTGTAAGGTTTTTACACTAAAAAGTGGCTTTACCTTTCCCAAATCAAAACCTATGAAATCATAGCTTTCCTTTTGCGCTGCCTCTTTGTGAATTTGCCACCAAAGTTCAGTAAAGTTAAATCCACCTGATGCAAAGGTGCGATACTCTCTTAAGGCATATTCTTGCATCCAAGTGCTAAGCTTGGTTTTATCTTTGCGATGAAAACCTCTTGTATCAACTAAACCTAGAATGCCATTTTCTTTATACGCTTTACGCATTCTTTCAAAAAGTCTTCTATTAATTCTTTCTATTTTTAAGGCACGAGCGATACTTAATCCACTCTCAATATACTTTTCAATTTGTTTAAGCGTCTTTACTTTAGCTCTAGCATCTTGTTTAACTTCATCGCTTAAATTTTCGAATTTTAAATTTAAAACAGCCAAATCATTCTTTATTTTTGACTCTGTTAAATTTAAATCATTCTCTTTTGTAATGCAAATTGCATTACTATTGTTAATATCACTCAAATTCACTTTTTGCATTTTTTCATCAAAAATTAAAGTATTTTTACTGATTAATTCTTGATTAATTGCAGTTAAAATCTGTTCTTTGCTTATTTTAAAAAATAGTTTTTTACCACCCCTGCCACCATTGGCATTATCTACTTTTAACCACTCATATTTATTTGAATTTCTAGTTACTGCAAGCCTTAAAGCTCCCTCGCTTACATTATAAACTTGTGCAGCTTCTTTGGTTTCTAAAAAATAAATCAC